CCTTCCCTGAGATTCGCGAAGAGACTAAAGCAGACTTTAGCCGTGAACTTAAGAAGTGGAAGAAAGAATACTTACCAACCCTCGAACGCTCCGACTATAAAATATATGTTCGTGGAAAACAAAAGGTTATCGAAGCCGACTTTTAACATACAATGAGCAACTCCACACACGAAAACATTGAGCGCCTACTCCGCTTAATCCGCGACAACCTGGCTGACTGTGAACTCAACCACAATACGCAGACCGTTAAGAACGACCATGCGAACCTTGAGAACGCTATACTCGCAGCTCTCATCGAAGCCAACCGCATCGAGCCTGAACGCTTGGAAGAGATTGCTGATGTCAAGCCACTGCACGACCGCATTCACTCCATCGTCTTAGCACTACGCGTTAGCCGGAACAATCTTGAACGCCTCGAACACTACGCAGAATTAGCACTTGAACACGCTCGGGAAGTATCGCATACCGTTGAAGAACCTTACGACGACCACGAACTATAATTCACACTTTATCCACAACTAACTAACATACCTATGCCTATCCTCGACATCAAACGCGTACAATACGACGCACTTCAATGCCTAAATTATTCAGGTATGAAGGAACTATTAAAATCACCGGCACATTATCAGCTCTACCTAAACACCGTTCGCCCTGAATCGAAAGCCTTACGCATTGGCAAACTAACTCACGCCTGCATATTACAGAATGAACTCTTTCAGAAGTATAAACCAAAGCCCGATGCTGATCGGAGAACTAAAGAAGGAAAAGAAATCCACCAATTCTTTATTGATAACTTAAAAGAAGATGAAGAGGCCTGCGACGCTGACGAGTACGAGACCGCGCTGAAACTCGGTGACGCAATGTCGGGCCTTTTAAATAAATACGGAGTGAGCAAACCAGTCGCTACCGAAATGACTGTCGTGGGTATCGAGAACGAACACTGCACAATTAAATCCAGCATCGACTATGTAGCTGAAGATAAAGACGGCAGGGTTTGGTTGTACGACCTTAAAACAACGGACGATGCGAGTCCGAAAGCATTCCTTCGCACCGCGTATCAATACAACTATCACCTACAAGCTGCGACCTATCTCCGCACGTTCGAGAAATATACTAAGGTTCGTCCCATGGGTTTCCGTTTTGTCGTGGTCGAAAAAGAAACATACCAAGGAGCAATCTACGACCTCGGTGCAAACATCGCTACCGATGGCATTATTAAACTCGAGAACTGTATTAAGACCTATACCGAATGCGTTAAGTCTGGCGTATGGCCCGGCTATGATAACGGAGTAAACATTCAAACGCTCGACTGGGAAAATAAAGCCACTACAGGCACACCCATTACCTTCGCATAATATGGCCTTCATTCCCAGCGCACCTTTCTTTCTTTGTGACATTGTCGAATTTGAAAAGTTTGAAGGTAAAAGACAATTTAGATATAAATTTACCTGTCCTAAATGTAAAGAGACTCGCATACACGGTGCAGGCAACGGTTCTCGATGCGCACACTGCACTAAAAAGTGTTATGCAGAATATGATGACCAGTATAATCTTTATGCAGACCCTAATCACCCATTATTTAATTCAGAAGAAATGGGACAACCTTACTTTCACCATCCAAAACCAATGACTACTCCATCACCTGATCGCCCACCACTCACTACCATTGACGCTTCTGGCGTTTACGTCCTACGCCTATGCAAGCCAAAGCCTGAGAAGTTTAAGATGAACACTGCCGGCTTTCCATCGGTGTCAGTTTTCTTTATGACCGCAGAGGGTCTTTGCTTTAATAAAAATTACTCCACGCAGTACGGCACGAAATCAGTCGCTATGCTCGTCGGGAAATTTACCAATAAGTACGTCCAGTCACCCGAGCAAATGACGCTCGAGGCTTTCACTGACTGCATCAACTCAGCTGCAAACTGTGTAGCCGAAGTAGACCTCGAAGTGACTCCGAACGGTGAATGGAACGGTCGCCCGCAATTTAAATACAAATTCAAATCAATCAAATCAATCTTAGGTAACTCCAATGGTCAGCCAACGCTTAACGCGGACGCACCTCAAGTACCTGACTTCACGAAGCCTGACTCTCCATTCTAACGTGGACGATTCAGCGCACACTGATCCGTTGGAATCTATATTCCCTAAACGGACATTGGTCTTAATCTGCGGATACGCGAGGGCAGGCAAGGACACGCTCGGCTCAGGCATACTCGAGTGGTCTGAATCCACGGCAGAGAAGATTAATTTTGCCGACTCATTAAAAGATACCGCCAATGTATTCCTCGACTGCCTCGAGTTACGCGGTGACTTTCATAATGACGATTTCAAGCAGGAAAATCGACAAGCACTGGTTGCCCTCGGAACATTTGCCCGTGCATTAAAGCCCTCGGTCTTCGCCGACATCATGGCCCAAACCGTCGCACAGGGATACGACGATGAAGGTATGCCACTGGACACCGTAATCTGTACCGACTGGCGTTACCTGAACGAGCTGACAGTTTGTCAGAAGGTTTTAATACCTCTTGGCTGGCGGATTCGCACGGTATATATTTCTACTGCCGGTGTTTCAGCTGCGAACTCGGAGGAGGCAAATAGTATCTGCGAGATTCGAGACATCGTACGCTTCGACCAAGAGTATCATTTTGACGCCGACCAACGGCACTCAATTATTTCTGAAGGCCGACAACTCGCAAGCCGATGGAGTTTATAAGCGACAACACGACGGACGAGCCGAGACCTTTCCTGACCTCGGAGCAGTTGGAGTATGCGGAGAGACTCGGGATCAGCGCACAACGGGCTTACTGGTTGGCGTCATGTCCGAGCGATTCGAAGATAGGAAACAAGAACCGCCCGAAAAGTACGTTCCACACCTTCGACCCCGAACGCAGTTATTTATTTAAACAACCAGGTGGTAACTATTATTACTTCCGGCTTAAACGAACCGACATATTTATTATGCGGAAACTTTCTAAAGACTTTACTGAAGCAAAGCAGATGCGAGACGATATAATCAAGCAGATGAATTTAACCCTAAAAAAATGAGTACTAACAAACCCATCCGCTTCGTAGCCGTAGGCGATAACCACGGTGATATGGTTGACGATGAGTCGTTCCAAGCCGTCCAGCAATTTATTAAAGACTACAAGCCTACCGTGCGCGTACACCTCGGAGACTGCTTTGACTTCCGATCACTGCGTCGTGGAGTCGGTAACGATGCGGAATCTGCTGAGAGTCTTAAACAAGATATACAAGGTGGCATCGACTTCCTAAATATGTTTAAGCCAACAGTGTACCTGTGGGGCAATCACGAGGCACGCTTAGACAACCTCATCAGCAATTCAGGCTCGGCACTTGTCCGCGACTATTGCGAGGACGTTAAGACCGCTATCAATTCAGCTGCGAGAAAAGCCGGTGCAAAAGTAATATTACCCTATCACGCTAAGAAAGGAATCTATCGCCTCGGGCCTGTGGCTTTCGGTCACGGCTATGCACACGGCACGAACGCAGTAATCCAGCAAGGCATACACTATGCGGACACAGGTGGCGGTTTTATCTGCGGACACATTCACCGACTCGAACAGGTAAATTTACAGAAGCACGGAGGCGGTGCAGCTTACTCCGCTGGTTGCCTATGCCGTACCGATGACATGGCTTATAGCTCGATGAGATTAGCGACGAGCCGACACGGTCAGGGTTTCGCTTACGGCTTTATAGACGGTAACGATTGGAAAGTATGGCTCGCACATCGCGTCGGAGATAATTGGGTCTGGCAGTCTGATCTAAATATATGGTCACCGAAGAAATGAACAACGACATCAACAAACTATCAAATCGCCTGCACAATGCACTGCAAGGAATAGCACAAGCCAAAGGCAAAAATAAACTACCTGCTAAATGGGTTACGCGCCAAGAGATAGCCAATCACTTTCAAGTAAGTAAAGACGCAGTCGACGCCTACGCTAAGAAACACGGCTTACAATTCCGCGTTGAGAAAATACAATACGCCTGCACAGGCCTCATTAAAACGAAACTCCATTACTTACCGGACTTTGCCGATTGGACACCTCTCCGCTACTCAAACTCGATATACTGGAAACGCGACGCTAAATAATTATCTTGAACGGCAACCCAACTGCCGACACATACGACTCTCCCAACAACCCTATGTTAAAACTCCCCTCTGCAATTTACGCTGAACGCTACCTGCTCGGCGTTGTGATCCGTGATGGTCTGGACATTAAAGACCTATCGCCTGCCGAATTTTACGAACCAATCCACCAAGAGATTGCCTACTGCGTAAAAGCAATAAACGAGCAAGGTAATCATCCTGACGAACTTGTTATCCTCAATGCACTGCGGGCAAACAACTCAACGGTGCAGGCACACTACATTAACGAACTAACGAGCGAGGTAAAAGAATCACGACTTAACCAGGCTTGGAGCGATGAGATAAAACGCACCGCAGCTCTCCGTGCAATCGCCATCAATGCAGAACACGTCCAACGACTTGCCTCTGATCCGAACGCTGACCCAGAATCTTTAATTGCTTACAACGAAGGGACTCTAAAGAGTTTAATTAAGCGAGATAAGAAAGTCGGCCCGGTATTGATGAACACAGAAGCGATGAAATCATTCGATAGGAAGGCAGACCAAGAGTGTGTTATCGGTAATCGCTGGCTATGTAAGGGCGGGTCACTCCTACTGGTGTCGCAGTCAGGCGTAGGTAAATCTTCTTTCTGCTTACAGTTTTTAGTATCGCTTGCAATCAATCGCCAATTCTTCGGCATCAAAGCGAAAGAACCATTGCGGGTAGTCATGACTCAGTCGGAAAATAATTTAGGAGATGTTGCCGAGGCATGGCAGGACATCACTGCTGGAATGAATCTATACGAATCCGAACAGAAACTTTTAGATGAGAATTTATTTATCTACCGCGACACTCATTCAGTCGGGCAAGCATTCCTAGATTCAATGCGTTCGCTCATCGAGCTGCATCGTGCGCAAGTTTTCGTGTGCGACCCTTTGCTCAGCTTCGCAGGTATAGAACTCTCCGATCAGCAGGAGATGACTCAATTTCTAAGACACGGCGTCGCGCGCATACTCGAAGAGACAGGGTGCATACTCGTGGCCGTTCACCATACGACCAAACCAAAGTCAGCCAAAGACAAAGAAGGGCAGACTCCGTCCGATCTAGCCTACTCGGGGGCAGGGGCATCGGAACTGGTTAACTACGTCCGAGAGGTCGGTGTGCTTGTTCGTCAGCCAGGAGAAG